TTTTAGTTATTTATTTTTTACTTTTTTTTGATTTCTTTTTTTTACAACCTTTTTGTTTTCTTGTTCTTCTTTTTCTTCTTTTTTTCTTTCCACCTTCTTGTGGTTCAAATTCAAAGAGTTGTTCTTCTATCGCTTGTCTTAATTTCCATAAATCTAAATTATTATTTATGATTTCTGCATCGTCTATTTTACTAATTAATTTATCCTTTATAATTTCTATTTGATTATGGGTTAACTCTTCTTCTGACAATTTACTGTGAAGTTCTGTTAAAAATAATTCACTTTCATTCTCCTCTTGATCAGGATCATCCACTATATTATCAATGACTGCATCTAATTTTTGTTCTATAAAGTCTATTAAATCATTTAAATAATCTAATTCTTCTGGTTCCGGAGTCATTGGTCCTTTTTGCCCTTCATACCTAGCCCTTACTTCTGGATCACTTAAACAATCTTCTTTTGTATTTCCTCTACAATAAGGACATTGAAATACTTCATCATTCGCATATCGCGTATCAAAGTTTCCTTTATTTAATTCAGCTAAACAATTTTGAATAAAACACTCTCTATGAAAATTATGACCACATTTAGTTGTTAGTTTTTCAGTTGGGCTTATTTTTTCCATACATATTGGACAATCTTCTTCATTGCCTCCTTTTCTTCTTCTAGTTCTTTTTTTTCGTGTTCTTTTTCGTCTTCCACCTTCTTGATGTTGTTCATTACAATTTATCCTTTCACATATTTTATTTTTAATATCCTCTAATCTATATATTAATGCTTCATTATAAAAATTTATTGGAATAAAACCATCTCTATTAGGAGTCGTCATTAAATATATCTCCTCATAAGATTGTCTTAACTGCTCCTCATTAGCAGTTGGGATTTCACTCATTATTTCTTCATATTTATCTTGTAACCTGTTATTTGCTCCTGGTTGTTCCATATTCGCAGGTAGAGCTAAATTGATTAATTCATCTAGTTTTTCATAGACATTTCCCCCCTTTTGCATTCTAGTTCTTTTTTTTCGGTTATATTTTTTATATGAATTTTTCATTCAATATATATTATTTAAATATTATATATGTTTGAAAACGGATTATTTATATTCAGAAGAGATTTACGCATTCAAGATAATATATGTCTAAATTTAGCAATGGAACAATGTAAAAAAATTTATCCTATTTTTATATTTACTCCTGAACAAGTAACTGAGAAAAATAAATTTAAATCAGATAATTCAGTCCAGTTTATGATAGAGAGTTTGGATGACTTGAGAGAAAATATAAAAAAACAAGGTGGACATTTAAATTGTTATTATGGAGAGAATAATACAATTATTAAAAAACTTATAAAACAATGGAATATTGATGCTGTGTTTTTTAACTGGGATATAACTCCTTATGCTAAAAAAAGAGATGCCTCTATAGAAAAATTATGTAAATCTCTCAAAGTGGAATATGTTACTGCTCAAGATTATTATTTATATGAACCAGGATCTATTAAATCAGGTTCAGATGAACCATATACTAAATTTACACCCTATTATAATAAAGTATTACCAATGAAAGTATTAAAACCGGTTTATTTAAGAAAATATCATTTTACTAATGAAAAAGATGGAAATATTGAATTAGTAGATGCTTATTTAAAATTTACAGAACCTAATCCTGATATATTAGTAAATGGGGGAAGAGAATATGGAGAGAAAATCATTAATAATTTAGGTGCGTTTAAAAACTATGGAAAAACAAGAAATAATTTAGATCAACATACTACTTTACTTAGTGCTTATTTAAAGTTTGGAAATGTTTCGGTGAGAGAAACTTATGATAAAATGGTATCTAAATTAGGAAAACGCAGTGATTTATTAAGACAATTAATATGGAGAGAATTTTATGCCCAATTATTATTTTCTAATCCTCAAGTGTTAGGCAACCCATTAAAACCAAAATATGATAAAATCAATTGGGTATCTAATACTTCTAACCTAAATGCCTGGAAAAAAGGACTTACTGGATTCCCAATTGTCGATGCTGGTATGAGAGAATTAAATTCCACTGGATATATGCATAATAGATCTAGACTTATTACAGCTAGTTTTTTAATTAAAACATTATTAATTGACTGGGAAGATGGAGAGAAATATTATGCTACCCAATTAACTGATTATGACCCAGCTAGTAATAATGGAAATTGGCAATGGGTTGCCTCATCAGGGGCCGATGCTCAACCATATTTTAGAATATTTAATCCATGGTCTCAATCTGAAAAACATGATAAAGATGCGGAATATATTAAAAAATGGGTTCCCGAGTTAGAATCTGTTCCAGCAAAAGACATTCATAAATGGGATGAAGTATATGAAAAATATACAGATGTTAAGTATCCCAAACCCATTGTAAATTATGAGGAACAAAGAAAAAAAGCTTTAGCTATGTATAAAAAGGTCGTTTAAATTTAATTTATCTATTTATTATATAAATGAGTCAAGGAGAACTTCCCGATTTTGAATTAGATGATTCGTATACTATTCCATTTACAGAAGAACAACATAATTTTGATGATGTTGATTTTTCTGATGATGAAGAGTCTTTTAAGGAAGGAGAAACTACATTACCCGATGAAAGTGATAGTGATAATAGTGATTGGTCTTTTGGTCCTCAACAAAATCCTGGTCCAATGACTATGGAAGAGTTACGAGGTGGAGCGGGAAAGAAAAAAAAGAAGAAAGCAACAAAAAAGAAAACAGCTAGCAAAAAGAAGAAAGCAACAAAAAAGAAGAAGACCACAAAAAAGAAGAAATCAACTAAAAAAAAGAAAAGCAAAAAAAAATAAAAAAATAGCCAAATAGATATTTTACACCAATGGAGTGATTATTCTAAATACTGAAGTTTAGATTGAATTGAATCTTTAATATGAATATTCAAATCAATGGTAAATTGACTAGCTACATTTGATTTTTGAAAATAATTATCATCAAAAATTAAATCACTATATTCCAATAAATTATCTTCATGCACTTCCATATATAATTTTGAAAACACATAGTCATAAAAATACTCTTTGGTTTTATGTCTACTAACTGTTATATCATCCCTTTGGAAATATAGTTTATAAATTTTTTTATATTCTTTAAAAGCAAGTTCTATTTGCTTTGAATCTGTCAATATTCTTGGATAATTATTTCTATTTCCAATAGTAGGTTGTTTTAATTTAACTAAATATTTATCTAATGCATTATCTTTCGTTTGAAGATGTAATACTTGAAATTTCATCTTTTGGTTTTTGTAATCACAAACAACAACATTTAAAATAAAGGAAATCATTTTCACTTCATATAAGCTATGTATGTAATAAAATACATTATATATTTTCAATTTTATATTATATTTATATATAATGAAAAATTGTTGTCATACTACAAAAAAAAATAAAATATGTAACAGAAAAGATGGGAAAACTTTTAAATTACCTAGGAGATTTTCTAAAAAAAAATGTTTAACACAAACAATCAAAGGCTTTTCTATGCGTAGCTCTTGTGCTCCATATAAATTTTGTAAAACTAGTAAACAAAAAGGTGGTAAGAAACAATTTTTATATAATCCAAACGATCCTAAAAAAAGTTTTGATGTATATATTGATAAAGACCCTAGTGATACTATACCAATTAAATATACTACTGTAACAGATGTAGAAAATACAATAAAAAAATTAGAAAAATTATATAAAGATGGAAAATATTCCCATAAAAGAATATGGCAAGTTGGAATGATAATGAAAGTAAGATTAGAAGCAATGAAAAAACATAAGAAAGAAATGTATCCAAATGCTAAAGAAGTAACAAAAAGATACAATTTAGCTAATAAATATTTTAAATTTTTAGGAAAAAGAACGAAAATAAAAGGAGAAGAAGAGAGAAAGAAATTAAAATTTAGTTCCATTTAAGAAAATTAAATATTTTTGATATAACATAATATATAGCTACTAACATCATTAATAATTCTAAAAAAGCTTTCATTTCATATATTTGATTTACAAAAGGAAACAAATGAATATGTTCAAAATCTATTGTAGTTAAATGAATAGGATCATATTGTATTAATGAATCTTCTATTTGCCGTTTTGATAAAAGAATTGGATGATTATACATTTTAAATTCAGCGCACATATTTACTATTTATATCAAAGTAAATAGTAAATCAATTTTATTTAATTTAAATAGTGAAAATGAAACTCATTAGGGTGTTTTATACAATATGGACAATGTATTCCTGAAGAAGCCATATTTTCATATTGAGGATATAAATTTGTAGAAAAATTATGGTAATGATTACCTTTATATGTCATACAATATTTACATTTTGTATTTACACCTAAATATGCATTTTTATCCGTAAAAATATTTTTAAATTTAAAAAATAAAATGAGTATTAAAACGCAAAAAATAAAAATTATTACTTTATTCATATATAATTATTAAATATTTTTTTAAAAATACTATAAATTATGTGACCATTTTTTTAATTTCCCTAAATAAATAACATCTTTAAAATTATTATGATAATTATTATAATCAGATGTTACTTCTGTAACCTGAACAACTGTTCCATCTAGTTTTTCCCAAAATATATAGGGTTCCTTTTTATTTTTATTGTTAATCAATTCTTTTAGCTGCTTCTCTGAATAAAATCCGTGTACTTCCATTGTATTAATAAGTTTAAATAGAATAAAGTATTTAATTCAATTTTATTTTAAAATTGAAATAAATTTAAATAGATAAATTTAAGTATCCAAAATGACAAACTATATTTTAATAGATGCCAGTTATTTCATATTCTATAGGGTATTTGCCCTTCATGTTTGGTGGAAAAATGCTCGTCCTCATGAGGAACTAGTTAATCCCTATGATAATGAAGAATTTGTTGAAAAATTTAAGACAACTTTTAAATCGAAGATTGAAGAAATAAAGAAAAAATTAAAATTAAAAGAGGCAACAATTATTGTTGGTAAAGATTGTCCTCAACAACAAATTTGGCGAATGGCTCTACATCCTTCGTATAAGGGTGGGAGAAATGAGGTAAAAAATAAAGAAGCAAATGTTGGAAGTTTCTTTAATATGGTTAATAAGGAAAAATTATTTGAAGAAGCCGGTGTAGATATGGTGGTGCAATTAGATAAATTAGAGGCTGATGATTGTTTAGCATTAACAGCAAGACATTTATATAAAAAGTATGAAGATGCTCAAATTTACATTATAACTAGTGACCATGATTATATTCAACTATCAAATGATAGAACCTATTTATATAATCTAAAATACAAATCTTTATTAGAATCTAAAGCCTATAGTGGAGAACCAAAGAGAGATTTATTTTATAAAATTGTTTTAGGAGATAAAAGTGATAATATACCTAGTGTATTTGATAAATGTGGAAAAAAAACAGTCGAAAAATGCTATGAAGATCCAAAATTCTTTGAAACAAAACTAAATAAAGAAAACAAAAATTTAGATTATCAAAGGAACTTACAACTAATAAATTTCGATTATATCCCTTCCATACTTGTAGAATTATTTTATAATGATATATTAACTACACTCTAATGGAATATATATATATAGTATTAATAATAAATAATCACTATGTAAGATGGGAAGAAATAAAATATGACTCAACATTGAGAGATCTTTTTTTTTTATTAAAAGAAAAATATAAAATAGAAAAGTGTTTAATAGAAATAGATGAATTAGTAATAAATAGACCTACAAAAGATTATTTGTTGGATTTTTGTGGTAAAAAAAAAGATTTAACTTTAAAAATAATGACAAAAGATCAAAACTATAAGTTAGCTAAAAACATATTTTAGATATATTCACCATTTTTTAGAGAGATAGGTAAATTATTACTAACAAAATGACATTCTCCATTTTCTCTCCAAGAAACTTGTATTGTTTTAATTTCTACTCCATTTTGCCATGCTTTATAAACTGCATCTTTATATGTTAAATCTATATTAGAAGTTTGAAAATGTGAAACATCTGTTCGTTGGACCACAAAACATAAGATTGCTCTTACTTTTCCTGACTTTGCAATTTCCTCTAATTCTTGAATATGTTTCAAGGCTCGGGGACTAACCACATCAGTGCTATTTTTCCTATATCCATCGGGAAAATAAGCAATCTTTTCATTCCAATTTTTAGACTCGATTAGATCTTTGTATTTTTTCTTTTCTTTTTTTGGAACATCTACATAATCGGCTAATGGGACATTTTTTACTTCTAAGATAAATGGTTTTCCCTGTTTATCTGTGCCTGCAAAATCAAATCTAGAATTCAAAAATTTTACTTCCCTTTGAAATTTCTCCGCTACAAGATTTAAAATAAAATTTTTCTTTAAAGCCTCCTCTATTATAGATTCTGCTAGTTTAGGATTTATTCCTATATATATTTTGTGTTCCTTTTCTTTTAGAATGGCTAATTCTATTCTATGAGAACAAGTTTGATTTTTTTTAGTAGGTAAATGAGATAATAATACATTAGAATCTTTTTCAGCTAATCCACAACAACCTAATGATGGACTATGACCAAGTATAGGAGAAGAATTTTCTAATATCACATCTGCCACATAAGGAGTTTTACATTGAGCCGAAGGGCGTTTAATAATAACTCCTTCACAAATATTGTTTATTTGAAATAAAAAGTTTTCCATTTTAAATATAATTTAAATAAAATCAAAATAATAAATTCAATTTTATTTAAAATACTAATATATAAATGGGAAAAAATGATAAATTGCAACATATAGGGTTAATGGCAGCAGGATTAACTTTTATTTCTTTTTATTCACTTGTATATCATAATTGGATGATACAAGATCCAACAAGCTTATCTTGGATCTGGTTAGGCACAGGAATAATAGTGCAAATATTATGGTTAATATTTGGATTTGTTAACGAAATTCTACCTACAATGATATTATCACCATTAATATTAGCGGGATTTTTAAGTTTATTGTATTTGAAAGTAAAATTACAAACAAATCTTTTAAAAAAAAAATAATTATTTAAATTTTCTCTTCGTTTTTTTTAATTTAAATGATTTATTAGCTCTTTTATTTTTTGATTTTTTTACTCTTTTATGTTTTGATTTATTCTTCTTTTTTCCTCCTTTTAATGATTTTGGGTAGTATATAGAAGTATTTGGTATTTTAGATATTATAGTGTTATATTCAGCTTGAACCTGTCGTATTTCTAATGGGGTATAATCTATTTTGGTAAGAAGATTATTTAAATTTTCTAAATCAGAAAATTTAATATTGTAATTGTCATTTGCCCCTACGATTTGTGCTGCTTTAAAGATTTCATGTATAGAATGATTATAAGGAGTCATAAATACAATACAAGCTAATAAAATTATGTTTGTATTTATATTTTTAAAAAATCTAGCCACTAATAAAAATATCATAGTATGACCAGAGAGATTACTAACAAAATATTTATTATATCTTTTTTGTAGATTTAAGGAAAAACTTAATGGTTCAATGGGTTTCATATAACAAATTGGAGGAGTCCAAGGAGGTCGTTCATATAAACCATCTATTTTTGGATTAACTCCACTACTCTTTATATATTTTTTTTCCCTATTTGAAAGAGGTGGAAAAATAGGAAAATATTGAAAAACATTATTCATACAATCAGTATTAACTGGTTGTTTTTCATAACTTGTAATCATTTGCTTAATGTAGTTTTGTGCGGGTAACTTTTGAACATCTTGATAAGGAACTCCATAAATAAGGGCATGCCATAACCAACAAATAGTAATAGGTGAGGAATATATTTTTTTTGTTGCTGGATTAAGAAATTCATCTTGCATCATCTTATATAAAGGTTTACATCCGCTTCTTTCGATAATTTGTTCTCCATTTAAATTATTATAACACTTATTTACTTCAAGTATATCAAATCCTAAAATACTTTCTATTAACACAATAGTTTTTTCAATATGATCAATATCTAACACGGGATATTTTTGTTGAAATGCTGTTATATTATTATTTTGTTTAAATGTTTGATATTCTATAATAATAGAAAACATAAAACAGGATGATTGAGGTCGTTGAAAATTTTTAATAATTGACATTAATTCTCTAATATTTAGATTTGGAATAAAATTTTGTTTTAATTCTAATAAATTTTTAACTGGTTCTAAATTAGGTGAACCTATTGGTTTAATTAATGGTGATCCTATTTGTCCACCTTCATTCATTATATCAAAAAAAAATATTTTCTTAATTTCAGTAAATATTTCATCTTCCTTCCATCCTATCTCAGTATATTTTGCTTCCACTAAGCTTATTTGATCAATAATTAACTGAATAATTTCTTTTTTTATGCCTATCATATTATTTGATTTAAAAAGTGTAAAAGCAATAGCATAATTATAAGCTACTGAAGAGGTATCCATATCTAATATATAAATAGATTTTATATATTAAATTAACAAAAATTAGATAAAGCCGTTATTATATTTTTACGCCTTGGAAACAAAAACATTGCTACTGAAAATCCGACCATATAACCAGCTAAAATTTGTATTAAATTGTGACAACCTTTCATATACCTTCCAATAGCCACTAAAATAACAGGAATATTATATAAAATAATATTATTCATATTCATTTTACCATTTTTGAGTAATAAATAAATCATGACAAAACTAATGGAACACATATGTCCTGATGGAAAACCGGATTTTTCATCCACTAATCCTCCAGTATTAAGTAAACCACAATTTCTTGCTCCATCTGGTCGTTTAAATATATAGGAAGGTTGTAAATTTGTAGTTAATTTTTTTAATATAACTTGAATATAAACCGCAATCATAAATCCCATAATCGCTACAATATCTAATGTAAATATTACATATATATTAACAAATAATACTAACAAAGAAAATAAATCATATATAGATTTAACTTGTATCATATATAATATATAATGAAAAATTTATTATTAATTATATTTTTATTTATTGTAATAATCGTAAATTTAATAAAAAATAATAATATAAATAATAATATGCAAGCTGTAGCTGTATTTCAAGGAAAATTAAAAGGGAGTTATGTGACATTTTATCAAGATGGGCCTAAATTACCAGTTAAAATTAATATTCATGTTAAAAACTTAACTCCCGGGAAACATGGATTTCATGTTCATGAAAAAGGAAATTTAATGAAAAGCGATTGTTCTGAATGCGCTGGTCATTGGAATCCCACAAATAAAGAACACGGTGGATTAAATGATAGCAATAGTCATGCAGGGGATTTAGGAAATATTTTAGCCAATGAAATAGGTGAAGTAAATAAACATATATCTACAGATAAGCTAACTTTATTTGGAAAAAATTCTATATTAGGTAGATCCATTATAATTCATGCTGATGAAGATGATTTAGGTAAAGGAGGACATGATGATTCATTAACAACGGGACATGCAGGTAAGCGATTAGATTGTGCAATAATAGGGTATGCATAATTAAAAACAAACACATTCTCCACCAAATCCAGGAATAAATCTTCCTAGTTTACCATCTTCACATAAACAAGAAGAGGGTCCATAAGCGGAAGTAGGAGTTTGAACGCAAAATTCTTTGGAATAACCTTTTGCTCGACAACTGTCAAATTTAGAGGAAGAGAACCCTTCTAGAATATAGGATTGAGAGAAAATACTAAATAATACGATAATAAATAGAAACAAAATACTCCATTGAAAAGGTTTCATTATATTATATCTTTTTATTTTTTTTAGATCGTCTTTTATTTTTTTTACCACCACTATATTCATAGACAGTAACCCTTTTAGGTTTAGTCCCAGTTGAAGAAGAAGATGGAGGGTTAACAGGTTTATCAGGTGGAATAGAACTAGAAGGTGCAGTTTTTTTGGGAAGACTAGATAAACCAACTAATTCTCTGTATTCATTTATAATAGAATCCCTTTTTTGCATGCAATTTAATCGAGTAGATTCTGTAAATGTTAAAGAATCTCCTTTATGTAAAATAAAAGAAATAGAAATATTGACAATAGGGGCTTTCTGTGAAGAAACAGGAGTTAAAGTATATTTATTATTCCATTGATAATTATTAATTAAAAAAGTTTGGGTTCCTATAGTTAGTTTATCATTTTTTTTAAAAAATAAATCGAGTATAAATTTAATATTATTATGAATAATACCTTTTGCTTGTGCTTCGCTAATTTTTAAGGGTTGATATAAATTTTTTTCTTTTAATCTTGTAATAAAATTATCAAATTGAACAGGTGAAAGAAATATTTTTTTTATATCATCTTCACCTAAATCTTTATCAAATAATCCTTTCCTAAGACGGATAGTGGGGATAAATAAAAGATTGGGAAAAGAGGAATATAAAGTAGGATTACTCATAGCAGGTTTATATCTTTCATTTTTCTTGATTACTCCTTTTAATGTAGAAGCATCAAAATTAATTACCAATATATTAGTACTCATCTTATAATACTAATATATAATTTATGAAAGACTATGATAATAATTTAATAATTCTGAATTTCTCTCATTTTCTTTTTGTTTTCTAGCTTTTTCTAAGGTTTCAATGGCTTTATTGATTTCTGTATCACTTATTTTTCCATCTTGGTTAGTATCAACCTTTAAATATTTATATTTATCTGGTAATATGCAATAATTACTCTTATGATTTAATAAGTATTCAGCTAATATCATAAATGAAGCTGTTAAAACTATTGATACAATAATATCTCTTGTTCCCATCCAAGCCATTGTAAAAATTAATACTTCTCTAGCAATATTATATTTAATAAAGGACTCCATGGAGTCATTTAATTTAATTTCAACAAATCTAGAACCTATGTTTAATAAGATCATCATTATACCCGTAAAATATTTACTATTATTTAATGTATTTAAAACTTCAAAAGGATTCATAATATATATTACTATTAGAAAATAGTAATATAAAAAATAGTTATTAAACTAAGAAGAAATAATTATTAAATTAAAACAACCCTAATGCTTTACCCATATCTTTTATATTTCTAATTTGAGGGCGAACTGTTTGTCTAAAATAGGTATTAAATCCTTCTTTCCTAATAAATTCATTTTTAATTAATAAAATAAACAAAAGTAAATATACCGCAAAAGAAATAAAGATTATTATTCTTATTCCAAATTTATTTATTTTATCCATATAAATTATCCTTTTATTTTTTTTTAATAGCTTGGGTTCTGTCAATATTTACTGAATTAGAGTCCATTGCTCTTAAATTTTCTTCCGTAGTAATTTGTTCCTCACTGGAAATAATTTCAAATTTACAATCTTCATCACATGGGTTACATGTATCACCAGAAAATTTAAGATTAGGGAAACTTTCTTTTACTTGTTGTGGTGTAACTTCTTTATTATCTTTCATTAATTTACCCTTAACACAATTTTTTGTTTTAAAAGCTTGCATAGTGGAATCTTTAGAAGAATCTGGTGTTTCATCAGTTTTTCCTTCCATTCCTTCAATAACATTATGGCTAAGAGAAATAAAAATTAAAATGACAATAACACCAAATACGATATGGTAATGAACTGCTACAATAGCCAAAATTAAAAAAACTAATTTTGCTAAAACACCATCAAATGTAAAATATTTCATCATCCTTATATACATAAAAATATATTATTTCCGAATGTTAATTTAAAATTTTATCTATAAAAAATATAGGTATGTCTTTAGCAATGTATGCATCAGAATTTAATAGTAATGAAAATAATCCAATTCAAAAAAAAAGAGAAAATATGAGAAATAAAACATTGAAAAGGAGAGAAAATAGCAAATCAAATCCTAAAATAGAAGCCATGGTAAGAAAAATTCATGATGATGAAAATGAGGATGATTTATCTGAATTCAGTCCTTTAGGTCCTCCTTCTTCCGCTGGAATGGAAAGGTTAGATTCCGAAGGAATGGAACAAGGTTTAGAAGAAAGATTAAATGCTCAGCAAAATCCTCCCAATTCCTATGAATCTCAACAAACCAATGGAAATATACAGGAATCTTTTACACAATTACCTAGTGAATATGCTAAGCAATATTATCAGCAATATGTTCCGTATTTTAATCAAATGTCCGATGATTTATCTCCAAATGGAGCAAACAAAGATGAATTATTAAATAAACTTAATCAAATAATCTATTTGCTAGAAGAACAGCAAGATGAAAAAACGGGTCATGTAACGGAAGAATTAATATTATATTCCTTTTTAGGAATATTTATTATTTTTATTGTAGATTCTTTTGCTAGAGTAGGAAAATATGTAAGATAATTCGTATAAGCATTTAAAAATATTTATACAAATTTAATATAATGGAAAATATTTCGATGGAAACTAGTGAAAAACCTCAAATGCCTAATTTAGGTGATGTTAAAGTAACTAATGAAAATGAAGCATTGAATATGATGGTTTCATTTTTACATATGGCCCAAAAAAGAGGAGCCTTTAACCTTCAAGAATCCGCAAAGATTTGGGAATGTGTCCAAATGTTTATGAAGAAAGCATAAAAATATTAAAACGAATTTCATTTAATATTTTTAATTAGAACAGCAAGTATATGTCACACCTACATTAGGACTTCCAGCACATCCTCCTTCTTGATAACTACATACCCCATCTGTAAAATAATAGTTGGTTGAACCTAATTGATCTTGACAATATTGACACATCCATGCACAACCTGTTCCTGGTCCCACGGAAAAACTTACGCAATTATTATTAGGGACAATTTCTCCACAAGTATTTTTATCTAATGCATTGGCAAGATAAA